AGAGCTTTCTCGGCACCTGGCGTATCTCCCTGCAAACACACGGGTTTCTTTGTTGTTTGTGCTAACTGCGCGTCAGGGAGCGATCCATCTTGATGAGTCAGGGGAGCATATACTGACGTTCCGCAAGCAAGATATTGTGGATCTCGTCGCTTTTACGGATAGACCTGAGCGCCTTGCATTCGATGTGTCGGTCCCCATGCTCACGGCGTTTTGGGATAGCGGGGCAAGATCTTTCTCCCGTATCCCCCCTAACGCCGTCATTGAAGATAGTGCTTTGGAAACAGCGATCGCTGAGCTTCTGGACATGAAGCAGAATGCGAACTTGGTTCAGTTTAAATTACACCGTGACCCCTTTAAAAACGTGGATATTGACGCGATGGGGAAACACTTAACGAACCCGGCACTCTTTATTGATGCGTCGGTCTTCACGGCGGCAGGGTTATCGGTGTTGCTTCAGCAGGGGGCCAAGGCTTGCGTAGCGGTAGAGTGCTACTGGGCATTAGCCGGGGGGTGAGAAGTGCGTCATGTCACGCAGGTCACAGAGGTGAGCTTCAAAGCCGTCGATGGATCGGAGTGTTTTCACGAGGGCTGGGAGCCGTGTTCGGATTGCGAACCGAAAGACCTAACATTATTAGGGCATTGGGACATAGAGTCTACTATTCGGATAGCTCGAGAGTCCAACCTAGGAATGTATAGGGGAATCCCTACAAAAGAATTAATTATTCAGTACTATATGATTGATCAAAATGGCAGGCGGGTTCCTCCTAAGCTTATGCAGCATTATTCGGAAGAGTTCGAGGGGCCGTTTGAATATGTGGTGACGATCGATGATGTCTATCAGCCTTTAGTGGACGAGATTGTTAATGAGTGAATCCATACCTGGCCGTGCTGCGTATACTAAATCAGAGACACACTTCCCAAAAATCTCTTCTACAGATTTTCGTAATCTTTTAGCCTTACTCCCTAAGCTTCCTGAGAACGACCGCCGTGAGCTACTCAAGGATTTAGCGCACTGGGAGGAAGAGAAGGCGAAGGAGATTAGCCAGACGGACTTCTTATCTTTTGTCGAACGGATGTGGCCTGACTTTATTATGGGGCGACACCATAAGAAGATGGCGAAAGCGTTTGAAAAGGTAGCGAGGGGGGAATGTAAGCGGTTAATCATCAATATGCCGCCGCGACACACCAAATCGGAGTTCGCGTCATACCTTTTACCGGCTTGGTTCTTAGGTAAGTACCCGCAAAAGAAGGTGATTCAGACCTCTCATACAGCGGAATTAGCTGTGGGTTTTGGTCGAAAGGTACGTAATTTAGTAGGGAAAGACGAGTATCGAGATGTTTTTCCTGGGACGGCGTTGCAGGCTGACTCTAAAGCGGCGGGGCGCTGGAACACATCGAAGGGCGGCGACTATTTCGCGATCGGTGTAGGCGGCGCGGTTACAGGTAAAGGTGCAGATCTCTTAATTATTGACGATCCTCACAGTGAACAAGAGGCCACATTGGCCGAACATAGCCCTGAAATCTACGACAAGGTACACGAGTGGTATACCTCTGGTCCTCGACAGCGTCTTCAACCAGGCGGGGCCATCGTTATCGTGATGACGAGGTGGAGTAAGCGAGATTTAACGGGACAGGTGGTCAAGGCGGCGTTGGATCGGGACGGTGAGGTGTGGGAGGTCATTGAGTTTCCTGCAATTATGCCATCGGGTAATGCTCTTTGGCCGGAGTTCTGGTCTTTAGAGGAACTGTCCACGCTTCGTAAAGAGCTACCGCATTCCAAGTGGATGGCGCAGTATCAGCAAGACCCTACGTCCGAAGTGAGCGCGATCGTGAAACGCGATTGGTGGAGGTGTTGGGAGGGGGAGGAACCTCCGTCTTGCGATTTTATACTGATGTCGTGGGACACTGCGTTTGAGAAGAACAATCGAGCGGATTACAGTGCGTGTACGGTATGGGGTGTGTTTTATTCTTCGGATCTGAAGCCTATCGAAACGGACAACGAGACCGAGCAGCAGAGGAATAAAGCGAGAAGCGGGTTACCCCAGGCCAACATTATTCTTCTTAATGCCTACCGCGATCGCTTAGAGTTTCCTGATTTGAAGCGGGTAGTCATGGAAGAGTATAAGACCTGGAACCCGGATAGCGTGATTATTGAGAAGAAAGCCAGCGGTGCTCCTCTAATTTATGAGTTACGCTCTATGGGCATACCTGTGCAAGAATTTACGCCGACGCGGGGTAACGATAAGATCACTCGTCTTAACGCCGTGTCTGACATTTTTGCTTCGGGTCGAGTATGGCACCCCCCTACTCGTTGGGCAGAAGAAGTTATCGAGGAAGTGGCGAGCTTCCCGGCTGGAGTGCATGATGATTATGTAGACTCCACTTCGATGGCGCTCATGCGTTTCCGTAAAGGTGGCTATATCCGAACCACTATGGATGAGCCTGACGAGTATTATGATACGCGGGAGTACCGTTCGTATCGTCGCCTAACTAACAAAGCAAATTATTACTAGGGATTGATATGGCTTCAGAAATACCTGATCTCGAGATTGTCCTTCCTGATGGCCGACCTGTATCGGACTTTGTGGAGGAGGAAGAGGATTTAAGTACGGCTATGGAGTTCGATGAACTCCCTGACGGGGGTCTTGCGACCGTTGTTGAAGTGGATGTATCGGATCAAGATAACCCCTTCTATTCAAATCTAGCAGAAGATATTGCCAAGGATGACGCGGACGTTCTAGCGCAGCTTGCGTCTTCACTCTCTGAAGATTTTGAGGGAGACTTAAATGCCCGGAAGGATTGGTTACAGACGTACGCCGATGGGATGGAGCTTCTCGGTTTAAAAATTGAAGACCGTTCTGAGCCGTGGCCTGGGGCCTGCGGAGTTTATCACCCCCTACTTTCGGAAGCCCTTGTAAAGTTCCAGGCCGAGACAGTGATGGAGACCCTTCCCGCTGGCGGTCCAGTGAAGACAAAGATTATTGGGAAAGAGACAGATGAGAACAAACGTGCCTCTGTAAACGTCGCCGCCAACATGAACTATTACATCCAAGAGAAGATGCCGGAGTACCGTGGCGAGCATGAACGGATGTTGTGGGGCCTGGGTCTGGCGGGTAATGCCTTTAAGAAGGTGTATTACGATCCGGCTACGTGCCGTCCAGCTTCCATTTATGTACCAGCGGAAGACATGGTGGTCCCCTATGGCGCGAGCAGTTTGGACGATGCAGAACGTGTGACCCATGTGATGCGGAAAACAGAGAACGATGTACGCAAGTTGCAAGTAGCAGGGTTTTACAGGGATATTGAGTTAGACAAGCCGGGGCCTGGATACCTTGATGACATTGAGAAAAAGATTGCTGAGAACATGGGATTCAGTGCGACTTCGGATTCTCGCTACAAAATCTTAGAGTTTCATGTTGATCTCAATCTTAAAGGTTATGAGGATAAAGATGATAAGAAGGAGGAGACGGGAATTGCGCTTCCTTATATTGTGACTCTTGAGCGTACTTCTAACGAAGTCTTAGCGATTCGCCGCAACTGGATGGAAAACGATCCTAAGCGTATGAAACGTCAACATTTTGTTCATTACCCTTACATTCCTGGTTTTGGTTTTTATGCCTTTGGTTTAGTGCATTTACTAGGTTCCTTTGCAAAATCAGGGACTTCTTTGATTCGGCAGTTGGTGGACGCAGGAACCTTGAGCAACCTTCCCGGTGGTTTTAAGACAAAAGGGATGCGCGTGAAGGGGGATGATACTCCGATTGAACCCGCAGAATTTAGGGATGTAGACATTGCTTCCGGCACTTTGCGGGAAAATATTATGCCTCTTCCTTATAAAGAGCCTAGCCAAACACTTCTTACTTTAATGAACGGTATTGTGGAAGAAGGTCGAAGGTTTGCTTCGATCGCAGATTTGAAGATCAGCGATATGTCTTCTCAGTCTCCTGTAGGCACGACGCTCGCTATCTTAGAACGAACCTTGAAAGTGATGTCCTCCGTTCAAGCCCGCGTTCACGCGGCCATGAAGCAAGAGTTTAAAATTCTTGCCCGGATCATTCGAGATGATACCCCCAAAACCTACTCCTATGATCCGGCTTCAGGTGAGCCAGAAGTAAAGCAGGCCGATTACGATATGGTGGAGGTGATTCCTGTATCGAATCCTAACTCCTCCACGATGGCGCAAAAAGTTGTGCAATACCAGACGGTTATGCAGTTAGCTCAAGGGGCTCCTCAGATTTACGATATGCCTGAGTTACACAAGCAGATGTTAGAGACGATCGGCATTGAGAACGTGGGGAAGATTATCCCGTCTGAGGATGAACAAAAACCTCAAGACCCGGTGTTCGAGAACATGAACTTACTGAACGGCAAGCCTGTTAAAGCCTTTATGTATCAGGACCACGAATCCCATATCAAAGTTCATATGAACGCGATGCAAGATCCCTATATACAGGATATTCTCGAAAACAATCCTGGGGCTCCCAATATGCAGGCTGCGGCTCAAGCTCATATTGCAGAACACGTAGCATTCTTGTACCGATCGAAGCTAGAAGAGCAGCTCGGGGTACCGTTGCCTGCTTCTGAGGAGGATGCGCCACTACCTAATGATGTGGAGGTACAGCTTTCTCGTTTGGTAGCCGATGCTTCGGAACAACTTCTCCAACAAAACCAGTCGCGTATGGCTCAAGAACAGGCCCAGGAGCAAGCTCAAGATCCTATTGTCCAAATGCAGCAAGCGGAGCTTCAGCTTAAGAACGCGGAATTGCAGAGGAAAACGGCTAAGGATCAATTGGATGCTCGAATCAAAGAGGCACAAGTACAAATTGAGGCCGAGCGTATTGACTCCCAGGAGCGCCAGACAGCAGCTAAAATTCTAGCCGATGCTGAGAATAAAAAAGAAGAGAACCGCGTGAAGGAGGTTGTCGAAGGGGTGCGCCTTGTCGGTAAAATAGATATTCCTCCGGCACCAGAAGAATAAATATTTGGGGTAAATGGGGACCAGTACAAGTATAAAGGGGGGTAAATGGACTCATTAAGGCTTCTTCTGGCAGAGATTGACGAAAAGCGTGATAATATCCACACGAAACTAGGTAGCGGCAGTGTCAAAGACTACGCGGAGTATCGTTACCTATGTGGAGTCCTTAGGGGAATTCTTGACCTTGCCGAATATGTCAAAAGCTTACAAGAAAGGCTAGACAACGATGAATGAATCTACTCAGGTGGAAAACGGACACGATCGTTCCGAGGTGCAAACAGCTACACAACTTCCAGAGCCTCAGGGGTATCACATTCTCTGCGCGATTCCAGACATAGAGACCAAATATGAAAGCGGATTATATAAGACGGAGCAAGCTCAACAAACGGAAGAGATCCTGGCTACTGCTTTATTCGTAGTCGCTATGGGTCCCGATTGTTATAAGGACAAAGGTAAGTTTCCTACAGGCGCTTGGTGTCAAGAGGGAGATTTTATATTGGTTCGCCCACATACGGGGACGCGCCTACATATTCACGGGAAATCTTTTCGCATTATTAATGACGATTCTGTAGAAGCCGTTGTGGAAGATCCACGCGGCATCGAGCGACAGTAACTTTCCATATAAGGGGAATAACTAATGTCACAAACCACATTAGAAGAGTCAGAAAAGACTCAGGCTATTATCGGGGATTTGCCCGATCCAGAAGTGGTGCAAAAAGCTGTAGAGAAGAGTACTGAAGACTCAGAATTTCAAATTGAAGTGCGCGACGATACGCCTGAAGCTGATCGAAATCGTGAAACTATGCCGACGGAGATCGTTGAAAATTTAGAGAAGGATGAGTTAGAAGACTATTCTAAAGAAAAAGGTAAGCAACTCAAAAAAGTTTGGCACGACGAGCGTCGAGCTAAAGAAGCGGCTATGCAAGAGCGCGATGCAGCAGCAGAGTTTGCTCGGCGTATACTTGATGAGAATCGACAACTCAAAGGCCATCTTTCTTTAGGTGAGCAAGCCTTAATTAATAACTCTAAAAGCAGCGCAGAGAATGAGCTAGAACTAGCTAAGAAGACTTATAAAGACGCTTATGATGCCGGAGATTCTGATGCTGTTGTAAATGCTCAAGAAAAGTTAGTAGCCGCTAAAATGCGTTTAGAGCAGGCGCAAGCTTACGTGCCGCAGTATTCGGAAGAGGCTTTACAAGCTCAACAAAATGAGGCACCTTTAGAGGGAGCATGGCCTCAACAGGCACCGCCGGAGCAGCCTCAAGCTGATCCTAAAGCTTTAGTGTGGCAAGAACGCAATAAAGACTGGTGGGGTGTTGATCGGGCTATGACAAGTCTGGCGTTTGGTCACCATGAACAGCTTATTAATGCTGGTGTTGATCCTTCGTCAGATGAGTATTATGAGCAGATCGACGCAGAAATGCGGAAACGGTTTCCTGAAAATTTCAAGAATGCTCAGGGAACTCTTGAAGAGACACCTACATCTATAGGTAATCAGTCACAATCCACTGTGGTCTCTCCAGCAAAACGTACTACGAGTTCAAAGCGCGTAGTTCTTAGTAATTCAGAAGTGAGACTAGCTCAACGACTAGGACTCTCTCCCGAACAATATGTTCGTGAGAAAATGAAGTTGGAGGCTTAACGTGGAAAATGAAAACACGAAAGGGCGACAAACTCGTGCTACTAGTTCTACTAGGAGTAGCGAAGAGCGCCCGAAATCATGGTCGAGGCCGGATGTTCTGCCACAGATAGACCGCAAAGAGGGCAAATCTTACCGCTGGATTCGGACATCCTCGATGGCTAATCGCGATCCGCAAAACGTATCGTCTAAATTTAGAGAAGGTTGGGAGCCAGTCAAAGCCTCGGATCATCCCGAAGCTTTTACCATGCCTGACCAAAACAGTCAATTCGAGGACTCGATTGAAATAGGTGGACTTCTTCTCTGTCAAAACGATGAAGAGATCACTAGACAGAGAGATGCGTATTTTTCGGACAGAACCGATGCGA